ATAGGTCAGTGGGGAGAGCTATATATAAGGGGGGTAGAACGAAGCGTACATAATGACACCCCCGCTCAATACCCCTTAAATCGCTGATTGTCGGGACGTTCGTGGGGACGACAGACAAGTGCGCCTGCAAAACGAAGCGTTACATTTAGGTTACATTGGTGTTACATTGACGGGCTTCGGATGGCATTAGAAGGCGGTATGTGTTACATCCGAACACTGAAGGGCTGAGATAGCCCCATAGAACGCCCACAGCGGGCGCAAACGCTTGAAATAGGCGGTTATAGCAGGACTTATCCTCTATAACCGCCTATGCTGTTTTCCTTGCCTCAAGGCATATTCTTTCCTTCTTCACTTAGCCACCCATAACGCTACTCAAAAGCTGTTAGCTGGACAAAATGCTGGACAGGTAAGCTGGACAATCTATGCGTGTTTAGCTGGACACTTAGCTGGACAAAATATGTAGAATTGGTTGTTCTGTCTCCATTGATAAAGCCTTAAATCCATTGGTTATACGTGATAATTAGGGCGAGTAGATAGGGGTAATACACTTTAATACCAATACAATTACCTGATACTCAGTGATTATAAGCTACGACTGCCTCGTTACGGCTTGAATTAGCTCACTAATCTGAGCCTCCTTCGTTCTGATTAGCTCTTCAAGCATATCGATTGTGCGCTTCTGCGACGCTATGAGAAACTCCTTGCTTGCTAGAAGCTCATCAATGGAACTCGATGGTGAAGGGAGTTGCTCTGGAGAAGATGGGCTGTTCCCATTCGCTATATGAGTCCCATGCATCGCTATCTTGACACTCCCTCTATTCCCAATAACAGAGTGGGTAATACTATTGTCCGCAACAGACGAGGAGTCGCATAGCATTCCTCCCCTTCCAGTAAGAATCCACAGCGGTGATATATCAGGATAATTTTCCGATATTGCGGTGAGCCACTTACTCTGTATGTCTGAATTTTGGGCTATTGCCTTCCGTATTACGCCACTACTAGCCCCTATGGAACGTTCGAATTGGGCTACATTAGTCCCTTTATACTCAATAATTTGGGATATACGAGAGGCGATAGTGTTAGGCATAAATCAGAAAATTATCCTCTCCGACTTGGTTTGTCGGAAAATTATCCGTTACTTTGCAGTGTTGTTAAGACTTAACAACGTGTAAAGATAGACAGAAACCGATTAGAGACAATAATCACATGGCAACAACTATGCAACGACACATTGAAGTGGGTGCCGATGTCCGCAAGCGCATCATGCAGGAGCTGGACATCTCTGAGGGTGGGCTATCACTCGCCCTCAACTACAAGCGAGACGGAGAGGATGCAAAGAAGGCACGTGCTCTGGCTCTCGAGCTGGGCGGTGAGGTCTACTGCACCATACCAGAGTGCGAGACGATACACGACGCTGACGGGCAGATGATCCAGGTCTTCAGCAATGGCGCACGGCTCATCATTGACAAGGGTAACAGCGAAGGACGCATTGAGCATAATGGACGAGTAGTCAGCCTCTGCTACCACGTAACCATCAATATGCTTGATGGACTCCAGGCACTAGCCTCCAATCTCTAAGACCATGCTCCAGCACTACGGAAAATCCACGGTGATAGATCTTGCTGACCTCACGGAGGATCGACGAACTTCCGAAGAGCGATCCGAGTGCTTGGCTCCTGTAGTGTCTCTTGATTCCTACTACAAGATGGTTCAACGTGGGAAAATCAAAGTCCTTCGACAAGGGAAAGGCAAAGGGAACTCTGCCCTCATTGACTACGATAGCTTGCCCCGAGAGCTCCGAGACAAGGTAGATAAGCGCATTGGGAGCGATGCCGTCCATGTGGCGGTACTCCGCAAATGGTTCAGCGACCACTACCAGCGAGATCGCCAAGCTCAAGAGTACTACCCTAAGCGTCTGCGAGAGCTTAACCTCACCCTCTCTCTTGAGCGCATAGCCCAGCTGACAGAGGAATACATCGTGAATGCGTCGGTACTACAGAGCGTACGGAGCTTGCAAGCGGACATACGCCTCTTGAAGCGAGTGATGGGAGGTAGCAAGAAGGTACGCTGGGAGCAACTGGCGAGCGCCATCAGCTACTATCGCCAAGAAGTCGGGCATACACTCCCTCAGAGTGCCCCCCGATTCAGGAAGGCTCTGCGAGAGTTTGAGCAGAAAGGCTACGAAAGCTTGATTAGCAAGAAATTTGGCAACCAGCAGACTCGCAAGGTCGATCACGACACGCTCCGCCTCCTCCTCGCCATCGACAACGATGACACCCGACCATACAATAGCACGGTGGCAGACCGCTACAATGACTTCGTCGAAGGCTTGGTAGCTATCTACAATCCCGAGACAGGTGAGCTGTACGACAATCGCCAGTACAAGCCCCTCTCCGCCTCTACGGTTGCCTTCTACCTCAACACCCCCGAGGCAAAGGCACTCCGAGGTAAGGTGCACGATGACTATCAGACGTGGCGAGGTAAGCACCAGCCCTATGTGATGCGCAATCGCCCCACGATGTCCCTCTCGAAGATCTCCCTCGACGACCGAGACCTCAAGATCAAGGTCAACTGGAGAGAGCAGGGTATCAGCGAGACCGTCAGCCTGAAGATCTACGTGGCTTATGACTTGGCAAGCCAAGCAATCATCGGATACGCCTTCTCTGGGAAGAAGCGCCACGACATCTTCATCGGATGTCTACGCTCAACCTTCCGCACGCTCCTCTCCCTGGGGCTACCTTGCCCACATGAGGCAGAGGTGGAACAGCATCTGGTGTCGGACTTCCGCACCTCACTGATGGCGGATGGGGCACTCTTCCCTAAGGCTCTCTTCTTGGCACCTGGGAACTCGCAGGCAAAGGGCGCTGAGCACTTCAATAGGCTCTTCAAATATACGATAGAGAAGGAGTACATCCCTAACACTGGTCGCCACTACGCACGCTTGGAGGCGAACCAGACCAGCGAAGAGAAGAGCTTCGACGAGCATAACGACCGATTCAAGGTGAAAGCCTGGGCGTATGAGGATGCCGTCGCCTTCTATGAGGAACTCATCTATAAGTACAACCACTCACCGCACACGAATGAGGCATACTGGGGCGGGCGCACACGCTGGGAAGTCCTCCAGGAGTCGGTCAACCCCGAACTAGCAAGCATCGACAAGCACCGCTTAGCCGTCTTGCTCGGAGAGCATCGAGCAACCTCGGTGCGTCGAGGGGCTATCAAGGCGAACTACCGCTCCTTCGCACTGTCGCCCGAAGCCATCGGCAAGCTGAAGGATCGCAACGGCAAGGTAGATGCTTACTGGTGGGAGCAAGAGGAAGGTCAGATGGATGAGGTCTATATCTATGAAGGTGGACGCTACATCGAGACTGCCACGGAGGTCGAACGCTTCAATGAGGCGACGATCGAGCAGACAGCGGAGGATCGCAAGAAGCTACACGGACAGCTACAGCGTGTAAAGTCCTTCGATACCTACATCACGGAGCGCCTGCCTGGCAAAGCTCGCCTACTGAAGGAAGAGACACACCGAATGCTTACTGACCTCGAGCCTCAGGAGGTGGTCACGCTACGCCGAGGCGAGGATGGTGAGCTACACGACGAGAACGAAACAGAGGACTGGCTGGTGACCTCCCCCGAGGTCGACGACATCCGAGCGAGAGCGCTAGCAGACCTGTAAGAATAGTAATCGAACACTAATTAAATCAGATTAGAAATGGAGTACAACGGAAAAGACTACTGGACTCGAGAGGAGCTTATCGAGACGTTCGATGGAGAAGGGTTCAATGAACTGGACAAGGAAGGTGCCTTTGGTATCGCCCTATGCATCCCCGAGATCTATGATGGAATAGTCTACGACTTTGAGAAATTCAGCTCAAAAGTTAAGTCGGCACTGACGATGCAATCCTTCTGTCCCGACTAGCCATGAAGATGACGGTGGTATTTGAGCCCTGCTATATGTGGGATGATCTCAAGAGGGTCTTTGGCGAAGAACGAGCCAAGCGACTACGAAAGAGAGGCTCCTTTGGTAAGGCTTATAAGAGTGACAGTGGGGAGATCTACTTCGAGGAAAAGCACTTCACCCGCTGGGCAAAGAAACTAATCAAGGAATTATGGAACTAACGAAAGAACTCAAGGGGCGCACGCTCGAAGCAATACTCACCGACCGTGCGAACTACCCCAGCGACGGAAAGCACGCTACCGCCCTCGGTATCTCACCGAGCGTCTACAACGCCCTGAAGAAGGGGAAAGTCGAGAAACAGCTTAGCGAGACTGCATGGCTGAGTATCGCCAGACGACTCAACGTGCCCCTGCGTGGCGAAATAGAATGGAAGGTCGCACCAACTGCCACCTATGACTATGTGACGGGACAGCTGGAAGCGTGTCAGGAGCGAAGTCTCTCTGCCCTGCTCTGCGACCTGCCGAACATCGGTAAGACCTTCTCGGCTCGTCACTACGCTCGGACGCATAAGAATGTCGTCTACGTGGACTGCTCTCAGGTCAAGACGAAGGTTCGTCTGGTGCGACAGATTGCCCTTGGTTTTGGGTTAGAAGCCAAGGGGAGGTATGAGGAGATCTACGCTAACCTCGTCTACTACGTCAAGAGCCTCCACCAGCCCCTGATCATCCTTGACGAGGCGGGAGACCTGCAGTATGAAGCCTTCCTTGAGCTTAAAGCCTTGTGGAATGCCTTGGAGAATGCTTGCGGATGGTATATGATGGGCGCAGATGGCTTGCGAGCAAAAATTGAGCGAAGCATCGACTGCCGAAAGGTCGGCTATACTGAGCTCTTCTCTCGCTTCGGGGATGCTTACCGTCAGGTGACACCCCTCGATGGGGAGGAACGCAAGACCTTCCTGATGCGCCAAGTGGTCGAGGTGGCAAAGCTCAACGCCCCCGAGGGGGTGGATGCTGTTAGCCTTGCTCGAAAGTCGGGGAGCCTTCGTAGAGCTTACACCGAGATCGAGAAACTGAAACTACAAGCTGGGGCATAAGCTATGGAAAGAGCCTACTCACCTTCCGAAATCCTCAAGAAGAAGATCCCGAGCATCCCCTTTGAGGGGGTATGGCGTGACGCCTTCGGAGAGCCTGGACGTACAGGTGTCTGGCTCATCTGGGGAGAGAGCGCCAACGGTAAGAGCTCCTTTGCGATGCAACTGGCAAGAGAGCTGACTAAGCACGGTAAGGTAGCCTACAACTCGCTGGAAGAGTCCCTCTCCCTCTCCTTCCAAAACAATATGCGCCGATGCCGAATGGAGGAAGCTCGGGGACGCTTCTTAGTCCTCGATAGAGAGCCGATAGAAGCCCTTACCGAGCGCCTCAAGCGCCAACGCTCCCCAGACTTCGTCATCATCGACTCCTTGCAGTACACAGGGATGAACTATAAGGAGTACAAGAAGCTCAAGGAGCAATTTCCGAACAAGCTCTTCGTCTTCGTATCGCATGCCGATGGGGAGAAGCCCAAAGGGGCGACTGCTGTCAGCGTCCAGTACGATGCCGACATGAAAATCCTAGTACAAGGCTACCGAGCGATATGCAAGGGACGCTTCATGCCTGAATCAGGTAAGCACTACAGCATCTGGGCAGAAGCAGAGGCGAAGTACTGGGGGCTTGAAACAAATGAAAATGAAACTCAATATTAACGTGAACTAAAAGGAACCGATGGACTACTTAATCGGAGCTACTCTCGGGGCAATGCTTCTACTGCTCTTTGCTGGCATCTCTACTCATAAGGATGAAGAAAAATCACAGGCACCGAGTGATGAGGACGAATCAGATTGTCAAAGCCTTCGAGAGGAGAATGCTCGACTGAAGAAGGAACTGAGTGAGCTCGAGGAATCTCATTCTTTTACGATAGCACTGTTTGAAAGAGCCTTGATAACTAATGCAAATAAAAGCAACGAAATCAAAGTGCTACTACAACAGAAAGAGGAACTCCAAAAGGCGCTCCTGGAGCAAGTCAATAATCAGACGGGAGATAGTGATGTCGAAGCGTAATTCTTATGCCTCCTTCTATGCCCTCCTAGGGACGATGCCTGGTGCATCTAAAGAAGAACTAGTCTTGCAGTGGACAGGAGGACGCACCGAGTCACTACGGGAGATGACCGACGATGAGTACAATGCGATGATCAGAGATCTGAGGCGACAGGTAGAGTGCCTTGATGACAAGCGAAAGGCTCGCTCAGCAGTACTGAGGCAATTTCAACTATACGGGATTGATACGACTGACTGGGATGCCGTTGACCGCTTCTGTGCCAGCCCTCGCATCGCAGGGAAAGCATTCCGCCACCTCACCATAGCGGAGCTGAAGACGCTCCGAGTGAAGATGCTTTCAATCCGCAATAAGGCAGAAAGGGTCGACGAAGCTAAACGTCGTCTGGAGATCGCCGAGGCTCATACCAAAGGTCAGATGCCAAGTTAAGACAACTAACTCACTCAATAACTAACTTAATAAACAGAAGTATGGAAGACGTACGAACCGTCCAAATGACGGATGCCGAATGGCAAGAATACCAATCTCTCAAGAGAGAGCAGGAAGAACGGGATAAAGCCCAGAAACGCAAGGCGGATAGGGAGGCTTACCGACGGCTAAGTGAAGAGGCAGTATCTGAAGTTTTCGTCGAGATCAAGCGACTTAATGAACAGATGCAAGCGACGAAGAAGATGGTTATGGAGCGCTTCTTGGCTATACTCAAGATGCGCGATGAAGCCTTCGACACCGACTCCAAACAGAGCCAGTACTCCTTTGTCGACGAGGGGGTCACTCAGCGTATCATCATCGGTAGATACAAGAAGTATATGCACGACACTACGGCGGAGGCTGGTATCGAGATGGTGAAGGCATACCTAGAGACATTGGGTACAGATAGCGAGACACAGAAGCTCGTCCGCATCATCCTTGACTTACTGAGCGAGAACGCCCAGGGTGAGCTTGAACCAGACAAGATCCTTCAGCTCGATCGCTATGCCGAGGAGTTCGGCTCAGAGGAGTTCGCCGAGGGGGTTAAGATCATCAAGGAGT